GGAGTAGTGAGTACGAGTTTCACGTAAACATCCTTAGAGAAATCGTGTTTCCCTTTACGTACATTGCCATTAGCAATAATGGTATGGTCTTTGAAAGACCACACATTGAGCACGGCGTCATTTCCGTGCACATCCACCCTCCGTCAAAAGAGGGATTGTCCTTGTGGCTTAGAACACAAGGAGTTATTTCATTTCTGTAAAGAAGTGTTAGGTCCGTGCATACGCGCGGATGATCCTGTCCCACAGATTCAAATCTGTTGGGACGCTCAAAACCTTTGGGAGTCAAAACTCTCAAGGGAGATAACTGGACTCGATAAGCGAGTCCATTTCCACGAGCTGCCAAGCATTTGGCATGCTCAAACTGTCCTGTACAAAGGGACATACTGGTTCCGGAGATTAATCCGGAAAGATTCCACTGGAAGGTGGAATCCGAATGGCGTAGCAGTGCTGAGACTGCTCGCTGGTATGAGGTCCTTTTCCGGACCTCAGGGTGTTCACAACCTTGTGAACATGAAGGTATCCTCTAGTGGGGTACATAAGCTAAGAACTATCTTGGCTACTGTTGACGGGCTGGTCATGCAGCTCGTCCTTGGCTTCCCTGAATGGGAAGAGTTTCTGGTTTGGTCCAGAATTGATCAGGTAATCAACTGCCTGATTTGTCAGCTTTTGCCTGACTACTTTCGGGACGAGATTCCCGAGACACCTTCCGCATACGAGAAGGTCAAACGATTGCGTAAGGCAATCAAGGAGCAGGGTTTCAACCCTGTTGGGAACATAAGTTCCATTGACATCCCGCGAGAGATGTCTTTCTTTAAGGTCATCACTGACTTTATGTCCGATAGGAAAACTCCTATCGATATGTACCGGGTTGCTCTTTTGAGCCAAACCCGTGCATCGGGGGTTCCCCCCCGACAGGTTTTCCTGAAGACACTTCAGGAAATAAAGGAGGTTTTGACAAAACCTCCAGATCCATCCGTGTACACACGGATGAAACACTACATCGCAGCCGGTGTAGATATGATCCACCAGGAAGTGGTGGAGTCAATAGGAGCTGAGGGTAACTCGGCCCGGTTCTGGTCCTCTGTTATCAACAAGGCCAAAATATCACTTAGTGATAGTGGGGAGTTCTTTACGAACACCGCATCTGGTGGCAAGCTTGAAGCTGCCAGAAAAGTTCTGGTTTCAAATCCAGAAATTCCAGAGTTAAATCTGGATAATGGCCTCCCTACGGGGAGGATACTGCGACCCGGGAAAGATGGAACAGGTGAATGCCTATTCCACTGGGCCTGCAACCAGTTTGCCGATAGGCAAACTATATATGACAGAAACGTAATGTCTGTCAGAGTCTCCCTGGTTGCTGAACTAGGGAAGTATCGTGCGATTACTGTATCGCACCTAGCTCATGCCATGCTTTTGCATGTCATGTCTCACATCCTGTTAGAGTATCTAACAGTGATACCATCGTCCCGATCAGGTGTCGGGGCGGCCAACCACGCTTGGAACTTTTTCAAGCGCCTTTCGCACAAGAATCCTGCTGCGAATTTTATCTTTGGTGACAAAGATATTTTCTTGTTCTCAACTGATTGGGAACAAGCCACAAACTACTGCGACCATGCAGTAGCCCAGGCGATGTGTAATCGCCTTTGTTACAATGTTGGCATGCCAACATGGTACAGGCAAACGTCGATGTTTGCTCTTTGTGCTCCCCGACAAGTCGAGGAGATGGATGAGAACAAAGTTCTCAGTCGCTACTTCACAACACGTGGAGAGCTGATGGGTGACCCCGTTGTAAAGGTCATCCTACACTGCTACCATCTGGTAGCAAGATTTGCTGCTCAAGAGCAGCTCCAGGCACTTCGTGCCCGGCCCGACCTTTTGCAAGGTCTGTAGTATGCGTAAGCATACAACCGCATTAAACTGCACCCTCTCACGGAAGTGAGACCGCCCCTTGGGGCAATCGTCAACCGAAAGGTGGAGCCAT